AAGAGCACTGAATCTTTTTGGGAAAAGTATAACTAGTATTACTGCTGGAGGGGGAAGAACTCTTGTACCGTTCTTAATGTACGTCTGTCAAATTATTTTCTTAAGTAGCTGATTTCATTGAAGTGGTGTATCCAGAATTGTCTTGACAGGATCTTAGTAAACAGCCCAAAACACGACATACATGCCTAAAGAACGTAAATCTCATAAGATAATTATTTATCAGAACGCGGATAAGCATCTGCTCTTGAATAATCTTTATACGATTACTCGCAAGCAGATAGCGGGGCTTCTTGAGACCAGTGAGTCTGGTAAGGAGTTGTCCGATAAGGACATGAAGCGTCTAGATCTCTGCTATGATGGTGTTCGGAAGCTTATTGCGATAGAAAAAGACCTTAAGAGTGATTCTATTGGAGCAATGCCTGACTCTGACTTACGTGCTTTGGCTCGTAAGGCGCTTCGGGAGGCTAAAAGTGAGTAGCGTTGGCTACTAAGCATGGGGAGGGGTCATGTATGACCTTCGAGACTATCGTTCTCTTGATGAGGACTTCATTTATCATTCCTGGTTATCCTCCATAGACCACAATGTTGGGTTCCGTAAGGTTACGAGGCTTATTGCTGACCACTGCGTTAAGGCGGGGACTATTCGGGTTGCTTGTTCAGAGGAGGACCCGGACCATATCCTTGGCTGGTTGGCCTATTCGGACCTTCTCCCTGAGAGGGTGCTGGTTTATTTCTTCACCAAAAAGAATCTTCGTAACAACGGTATTGCGACTAATTTGTTTAGGGATGTCTTTGTCCCTGAGCTTGGTAAGGAGATTCCTTCTGCATACTGGTCTTTTTGGTGTCAGCGTTATGACTTGAGGAAGAAGTGGGGAGTTCGATTCAACTCTTGTGTTCTTCCTGTGATGGTAGAGCGCTTGGTTCGGGAGGAGTATGAGGATGGCAAAGAGACAGCTCACTAAGGCCCAGTCAGCGCGTAAGAACTCCATGAGGAACTTGCCTCAGTTGACGCTTACCAATCGTGAGATCTTAGAAGGAGTTGTTGGGCGATTCGGAATAGACCGAAAGAGCAAGATAGTTCGCAGAGCTGGTGGAATCTCCCTTAACTTTAAGCGCCACCTCTTCTCTCAACAGCTTGATTTTATTAATGATCCTAGCAAAAGGAAGGCCGCTGTCTGCTCTCGTCGTGCAGGTAAGTCTTTTGCGGTATCAAGATACCTCCTCCAGGAAGCCATTGATAACCCCGGAGCCATGTGTGTCTACATCGCTCGAACAAGGGAAGCTGCTAAGCGAATCCTTTGGAACATGCTCAAAGACGCTGACAAGCAATACCGACTAGGGATAAAGTTCAATAATGCCGCATTGATAGCGGCCTTGCCCAACGGGTCTGAGATTATCTTTACGGGAGCCAATGACTCCTCTGATGTCGATAAGCTTCGTGGTTCTGCCTTTGCCCTGGCTGTCCTGGATGAAGCCGCCTTCTTCAACATCGACCTGAAGGAGCTCGTTAGGGAGGTACTTACCCCCGCGCTCCTTGATACCGATGGGACGCTGGCTATGATCTCAACACCAAACAGCCAGTGCGCCGGGCTCTTCTACGACATCACCGAGGGAGGAGACTATGGCTACTCCACCCACCGATGGACCATCAGAGATAATCCGTACATGAAGGAAGCCATTGTAGCCATTGAGAGAGATATAAAGAGCGGAATCCTAAACTCATCAGACCCCGCATACAAAAGAGAGTATGAAGGACTCTGGATGAAGGATGACCGCTCCATCGTCTACTCATACACAGAACAAAACATCTACGACCAGCTGCCGGAGGATTGCTTCTGGGAGTATGTCCTCGGAATCGACCTTGGATACCATGACGACACCGCCTTCGTCGTAGGGGCCTTCTCAGAGGAGCTGGAGCAGCTCTACATCATTGATGAGTTCAAACAGAAGAATATGCTCACCTCTGACGTAGAAGACATGATTCGACACTACCAATCACGCTACGAGCTCTCCAAGATTGTCATGGATACCGGGGGCGGAGCCTCCAAGATGGTTATGGAGACCTTCAAGGAGAGAACAGGACTCCCTATCGCCGCAGCAAGAAAGAGCGCCGACAAGGTGGGACTCATCCGAATGCTCAATAGCGACCTCGCCAAAGGCTGCCTTATGGTCAAAAGAGGCTTCGAGCTACTCAGGGAGTGGGACAAGCTGCAATACAACCTGGCAGGAACAAGAGAAGATAAGAGATTTGATAACCACCTCTCTGATGCGGCCCTTTACATGTGGATGGAATCTCGACATTACCTCTTTGAAGAGGGAGTCAAGGCACCTCCAGTAGGCTCCATAGAATACTATAAGCAGGTAGAAGACAAAATCGAAGAAAGACTCATGAAGCAAGAAGAGGAAAGCCTTGGATATGATGAGTCACTGTGGGGTATTGGCTATACCAGTGAAGACGCATTTTTTAACTGACAGAGACCTCAGATTGTGAGTAAAGTGAATGGACCCAAGGAAGTTACGCAAGTTGCTGGAGATCTTAGCTCAGTTTGGGGTCAAAGAGTATCGAACTGAGGAGATCCAACTAACAATGGGAGAGACTCCATCAGAGCCCTCAAAGTCATTTACCATGGATGACTACTTTGAGGAGCCTGAGCGTGAGCGTGAGGGGGAGGCGATGTCAGTTCAAGACCCGATGTACACTGAGGAGCAGATGCTCTTTTGGAGCGCAGACCAGTAATGGCTCCTATCTTTGACCATACTTTCTGGTGGGAGACCGAAGAAGAGCTCCATACTGTAATCCATAAATATGTTAAGGTTTTGAGGGAGGAGCAGGCCGACTTCTATAATGACCTGAATACTTTCCTTGGTCTTTATGGTGGTCGCCCAATCAGCAATATTGAGCAGAGCTTCTCTTATAATTCTGGTCGTCCTCGTCTTACTTTCAATATTGTTCATTCTCTCTGTCAGGCGGCGACTTCTAAGATCGCCAAGCATCGCCCTGGCATTTCTTTCCTTACCACTGGTGGAGACTGGTCTCAGCGGAGGAGGGCCAAGGACCTTGATAAGTTCATTCAGGGGCAGATTTATGCGACAAAGGCTTATGAGGTAGCGCAACAGGCCTTTCTGGACGCCTGCATTATGGGGACTGGCATCATTAAGGCCTTTATCCAGGATGGGAAGATTCATTTGGAGCGCACTCCTTTGATGGAGATGACTCTTGATACTGCTGAGTCTGGAGCGGCTCAGCCCCGTCAGCTCTTCCAGACAAAAGTTGTCTCAAGGCATGTTCTTGCTAATCAGTTTCCTGAGCACAGGGACGCTATTCTTAGTCAGGAAAAAGATGAGGATGACAACGCTGATAGCGACGATGGTGGCAGGTTTACTGACATGGTTACTTGTCATGAATCTTGGCATCTTCCTTCTGGCAAAGGTGCTTCAGATGGTCGGCATGTAATTTCGATTGCGAACGCGACTCTTCTTGATGAGTCTTACTCCCACGACTACTTCCCTTTTGTCTTTATTCGCTGGACGAACTCTCCTGTTTCCTTTTGGGGTAATGGGTTAGCTCGTGAGGTTAAGGGCATTCAGGTGGAGATTAATAAGCTGCTTGCTCAGATCCAACAGCAGATGCACTTGGCCACTCCAAAGGTCTTTATTGAGGAGGGCAGTAAGATAGTCCAGGCTCACCTCAACAACAAGATTTGGGGAGCGATTCGTTATCGCGGGACTCCTCCTCAGTTCTTTGTTCCGAGGTCTGTGTCGGGAGAGATGTTCCAGCACTTAGACCGTCTGATTAACCAAGCTTACGAAATGACGGGAATCTCTCAGCTCTCCGCACAGAGCAAGAAGCCTGTTGGACTGGATAGCGGTAGGGCGCTACGCGAATTTTCAGACATTGAGTCTGAGCGATTCATGGTTGTTGGCCAGTCTTATGAGGCTTCATTCGTGGAGATTTCCCGTCAAATTATTGACCTGGTGAAGAAGGCCGGGAAGAAGTTTACCTCCATCAGCTTCTCTGAGGACAGCGGAGTTGAGCACATCATTTGGGGAGACGTAAAGCTTGAGGAGGACCAGTATGTGATGAGGATTCAGCCTGTTGGCTCCTTGCCTCAGACCCCTGCGGCGAAGCTGGCCAGCATCACCGAGATGCACATGAACGGGATGTTCACCAAGGAGGAGGCTATGCAGCTGCTGGACTTCCCCGACCTTGAGCAGGCCAACAAGATGGCCAATTCCCATATTGATCTCCTCGATAAGATAATTGACGACATCATTGATGAGGGGAAGTATGCCTCTCCAGAGCCATTCATGAATCTGGCTCTTGGGCTTAAGCGGTTTCAGATGGCCTACAATCTGGCAAAGAGAGAAGGGGCTCCTGAGGACAGGTTAGCCCTTCTTCGCCAGTGGATTAATCAAGCCGCAGAGATGATGGGAATCATCAATCAGCCCCCTCCAGGAATGGAACAGGCCGCGCTTCCTTCAGGCCTTCCTCCATTGGGTCCTGAAGGAATGCCTCCAGAGGGAATGGTCCCTCCGGCGGCAACGCCCCCCGGTGGTGAGTTACCCCCCACGGGCTTACCACCGGGAATTACCCCGGAACTACCCCCTGGACTACCCCCTGGGGCACCTCCAGGCCCCCCTATGGGGCCTTAAGCATTGAATAGGAGCATTCGATAAATGTCAGATGCAGCAGCAGTAGTTGAAGAAGAGAGTGAAGCAAGCGAGGAATCGCAAGAGAATTTGGTTGAGGTATCTTCTGAGCCTGAGGAGATGCCTGATTTTAAGATATTCGAGAAAGACGAGCCTGAAGCAGAGACAGTAGAGGCGGAACCTGAAGCAGAAGAGCCCGCCAAAAAGGAAGAGTCTGAACCGAAGAAGAAGGATGACACCTGGAGTGCAAGGGTCCGTAAGGACCGCGAGCTCCGACAGAGGGAGATCGACTTCAAGCGAAGAGAGCAAGAGCTCATCGGGCGCGAGTCGAAAGTTAGTCAGCTAGAGGGGGCTCGTGAGAGCATCCTTAATGACCCTAACGCCTTCTTTAAGTCTGTCGGATTGGACCCTCTGAAGTTTTACCAGGACTGGTCTGAGAGACTGGCCACTGGCGCAGAGAGTCCTTCTTCAGAGCTACAGCTCTCTTCAACTCAGCAGGAGCTGAAAGAGCTTAAAGAACAACTTTCACGGCGGGACGAAGTGGAGAGGGCTAATCAGCTTGAAGCTCAGCGCCAGCAGGTGATTCAGGCTTACGACTCTAAAATATCTGAGTTTCAGAAAGATTTTGCCGATGAGTTTCCATTAACGGCAAAACGTTGTAGTGTCGAAGACATACGAGAGGGCATGGTTACTTATTACCAGCAAACTGGTGTAGAGCTGGGCTTTCGGGAAGCATTTGATACAATAGAAAAGGGCTTGGAAGAGGAAGAGCGTAAAGCGTTCGATGACCCTCTAGTGATCGCTCGTTTCAAGAAGCATCATAATTTACAAGAAGCAGAGAACAATTCGGGCGCACAAGCATCAAGGACCTTATCCAGTAGCATGAGAGTCCCGCCCACAAAGAAGTCCCCTGAGGATATGACTCATGATGAGATCGTAGCCCATTATGAGGGGAAATTGTTCACTTAACTTTTGAGGTAAAAAAAGATGCCATCATTCAATTTATCCAACTTCGACTCGGCCATGAAACACATGTACCCGTACAAGAAGGTGGAAAATCTTATTTATAAGAACAACCCCCTTCTGGCGATGATGCCCAAGGAGACTAAGTTTCCTGGTCGCAATGCCACGTACGCCATTCAGTATGGCCAAACTGGTGGACGCAGTAGCAACTTCGTTACTGCTCAAACCAACCGTAGCGGTGTCCCGATTCAGCACTTTGTTGTTGATCGTGTCCGTGACTACGCCGTTGTCAGCGTAGACAATGAGACCCTCCTCGCTGCTGATGGTAGCGAAGGCTCTCTCTTGGACGTTGCCAAGGTCAAGACCGACGCAGCACTCCAGGCCCTGGCTCGCGCCATGGGTATGGATGTCTACCGTGATGGCTCCGGCACCATCGGGACCGTTACCGCTGTTGCCTCCGGAACCTTCACCGTAAGCCTTGGAGAGGTCGTCAACTTTGAAGTTGGTCAGCACCTCCAGGCCGTCTCTGCTGATGGTAACGGAGATGACGAGCTTCACTCCAACGCGATTGAAGTCACCGCCGTCAACCGTGACACCGGGGTCGTCTCCTACAGTGGCTCCGTTGGCCAGGTAAATGGCTCAGGTATCGTTGTCGGAACCAAAATTGTTGGTGCTGGCGACTGGAACGTAAAGCTGAGCGGTCTTGATGCATGGCTTCCTGCGACGGCCCCTGCTTCA